CTGGATTATGATGAACTCATAGAAGCTAAGCTTATTGCTGTCCCAAAGGACAGCCGTGGGCCTAGACTAATATGTGTTCACCCTGCTGAAGCTATTTGGCTTCAGCAAGGGTTGCGACGTCAGCTGGAACGAGCTATCTCGTCCCATCGTCGTTGTTTTGGTCCGTGGCCGCAAGGCCACATCCATTTCGACGATCAGTCGGTAAACGGAAAGATTGCTCTCTTGTCATCACGATCGCGGCGGTATGCCACGCTCGATATGAAAGAGGCTTCTGACCGTATATCTGAACCGCTTGTACAAATCCTTTTTGGGGATAAGTATAAGTATTTTGGATGTTGTCGGGCACAGAAAGTTCTGATTCCGAAAGTAGGCAGTTATGCCAATGTTCGGACGGATCTAAATTGTTACGCTCCTATGGGCAACGCAACAACGTTTCCTGTACAGAGTTTAATATTCTGGGCCATATGTGTAGCATCATTACAGTGCCGTGGGTTTCATCAACCCGGTGCTGTATTCGTGTTCGGTGATGACATCATAGTCCCTACCGAGTGTGCTGAGTTCGTCATAAACGACCTCGAATCATTCGGTTTGCTCGTCAATAGGACAAAATCCTTTTGGCGAGGGGCCTTCCGTGAGTCTTGTGGAATTGATGCCTTTAATGGTGTCAACGTCACTCCTCTCCGCTGGAAGACTACGCTAGATGCCGAACATGTTACTGGACTGCAGTCTCTTTCAGACCTTGCTATGCGTTTACGCATTGCAGGATATGAGGAGGCTGCCCGTTCTACATATCATACGCTACATACTCGGTTTAACCATCGCTTCAATCCTCGGGAACCAGTTCAATACTGGTCACCAAGGTTAAAGCGGTGGCTGTCCACTAAGCCTAGGAGAATTGGTTTAACCAATAATCCTGAGCACGGTGGATTGGCTGAGTACGTTAAGCTTGACAGCATGGTATGGTCGGATGCCTATTGGCACCCGCGATATCAGTTGTTTTGCAATCGCGTATGGCGTCTCCAACCCCAAGAGAATAAACTCAAGGAGCATGGTTGGAACCATGTGTTGGAGTCTGTTTGCTCGCTAGAGCGAACAGGTAGAGCCTCGAGTCCGGACAGAAGCGCCTCTCGACGCTTCGTGCTAGATCGAGGGTGGACCCCTGTTATGTGACGACCAAGGTCGACACAGTCCGTACGCTTCCTATAGAGGATTAGCACGGTGGTGAAAACTACCATGTGAGTACGGACATCACGATAGTAT